GAGGAGAACACTTAGTCTTTGATGAATCAAAGCCGATGTATTGCGGAAGTGATATCAATGCTTCCGATACAGTCACATCGAAGTGGCAAAAGCAAAGTGGCGGTCCAGCTGGAAGTGAATGCGGTTTGTTTGTGTTGCAACCTGTGACTGCAATTCTGTTTGAAAACCACCCCAATGACAGCCGAATCACTGGTCCGCATAATGTTGCGCCGTCTTGCGTTTCAAGATATGGAACTGGTGGCGGCAATGTGCCACTCGTCATTCCAATTCAAGATTCAAGAGTGATCGAGAAAAACCAAAATGGTTTAGGTGTTGGCAAAGATGTTGATCCATGTCCAACGGTGTTGCAGCCGTACAATATAGTTTTTAACGATTCAAATGGGAAAAGAAAAGATCGTTTAAATGGTGGCTTATATATAAACAAAACAGAAGTTTCTACTTCATTAACACAAGCGGAATCTGATACAAAAATTCTTACGAATGTTCACGCTGGCGCACAGGCTGTTGCAATTCAAGGAACGGTAATCGGTCGGCAAGATCACAACGGACCTAACAGTTCGGGGTGTTCAGATGGCGGCGAAATGTTTACGCTGAATAGCACGGATGTTCACGCTGTGGCATATTCGTTTGATTCACTTGCAAGCAACTCTATGAAATCCAGCAACCCAGTCAGCGGTTGCAATATGGTTGATGTTGCAAAGTGCATCGATACTTCAAATCCTTGCCCAAGCAAAAATCAAGGTGGGATTGCTGTGGCAGTTGTCGGTCAAGTCGATTGGCGCACAACGAATAATGATGCAGGTCAAGTATCGCAAACTTTAAAAACTGATTTGGCGCATCAAAGCGGACCGTGCTTGGCAGTCACCGCCCCAACTTTAACCGCAACAAATGATCCATCTAGATCGCCACAGTCAAGCGAAATTACTCAACAGGTTGCCGCCGTTCATTCAGCAACTATGCAAGTTCGCCGACTGACTCCGACCGAATGCGAACGGCTACAAGGATTTCCCGATGGCTGGACGGCGATCCCTTGGAAGAAGAAACTTGCCGACGACTGTCCCGATGGACCTCGATATAAAGCCCTGGGAAATTCAATGGCAGTTAATTGTATGGAATGGCTTGGAAAACGAATCCAAAAATTTGATCAATCCTCCCTATGTCAGTTGCCGTGAAGAGAAACGGGTCTCGAAGCAACATTTTCCAAATCGACGCGCAGGTGCTGGGCAAAGTCCCAAAAGCCCAGTCAGCGCAGATCGATTCTGAAGCGTTCTAAATTTGGACTGACGGTAGGACTCCCGAAGCAAACAAACGCTCCACAGTCGATCCTGCTTGGCAAGACTGCCAGCGTGGACGATGAGAGCAGGAATAAAAAAAGCCCCTTTCGGGGCAGGAATCATTGTGGGGCGGACACCACATACAACCCCATATTTTTCTTCAGGACTGTTCGCCCACGCAACTTCGCCCACGCCCTCAACGCTTGCGTGGAGGTGGGAGTCTCATCCTCGTGCAGGACACTCGACTTGACATTCACCCAATGCCCAACGCCCTCGCCCTCAAGCCCTGCGAAGAATCCGAACTGCTTCCACGCAGGAAGCCAAAGAGCGTAAGTGATGATCTTTTTCATTTGGATTCCTCAATCAGGACGATGTCCATTGCGTGGGGAGTGTAAAAAAGATTGCGACCGTCCGCAAGAGTCCCAATGTAGTGATTGTCTTCTGCAAGATTTTGGTCGCAGTCGATGTAATCGGGCAAGCAGTCGATCCAATTGCCGCCAAGCGCATCTGCTTTGGCAAACGCCTTGGTGACATCGTCAATGATTTGTGAGTCTGTTGGAATGTTTTTCATGTTGTCTCTTTCTTTTTTAGGATTGATAGAACACAGTTGAGTCGTCAAGTTCTGCGATCACATCGCAGTTGGAGTAATTTTCGAGTTCTTCGGTGTCGCTGTTCTCGACCTCGACATACTCACAGCAGATGCCGACTACATCGAGTTCAATGTCTGAACCCTCGTCAGCTGGGACATCGCCTTCCGCTTCTGTGATGTAAGCGAAGATGGCTACAAGAGCCTCACGAGAGAATTGATCTGCTCTCGATGAGGTGCGGAATTCTTCCAGGAAAATTTGTTCGGTCACGGTGATTTTCATTTGATGCCTTTTTTTAAGTGTGTGTCGAAACTTCTGCGAAGTTGCAGACTCTTCTCCCCTGCCAAAGGGAGTCGAGTGCGGAACTACACGATTGAGATTCTTGCGCCATCTCGATAGCAAGCGTTCAAACGCAACTTGGTCACGATGATGTCGGTTTCAAATTCCATCCACCAATTTGCATTTCTGAGTGATCTGATTTTGTAATCGTATGAGTGTTGCCTTAACCCGTGGGTCAGCGCCTTCCTCGCTTGCGCTTCGGTTTTTCCGTATGCGGAAAATGAAAAATGTGGCGTATCAAGTTGTGCGTTGAATATGTTCATTTGAACTCCTTGTAGAGAAATCGTGCGAGGACAACTGTTGAATTGTTTTCTTCCTTCCAACCCATCGAAGCCCAATCGCCAAATTCAGCGATGAAGTCGGAAACCCGATCCTGCACCGTGATGTCAATGCAGTCCACATCATCGAAGAATTCTTCTGTGGACATTTGTTGCGACAGAATCGAATGAGCAAAGCCCATCCATTTTTCTTCAATGACTGCTCTGTCAAACTCTCGTTGTCGTGCGACGATCCGTGTGGAATTATTGTGTTGCTTTTTCATATGTGTTGCCTTTCTTTGTTCAGTCTTCAATTGCGGCTTCAACGAATGTCGAAACAAACTTGCACAGGATTGTTGCCCGTTGCTTGACCGTGTAACGCTTCCAAATCTCTGCGTATGAGAGACCGAGTTCTTCTTCGGGCAATTGTGATACTGATCGAGTCCACGATGGTGCGTGGAAATTGTCAGCGACGAAATAGTCCATTGTGCCACCATCAATGAATCCCAGCGACTCCATCACAGGAAAAAGCGCAGAGTCCATATCTGCGTTTTTTGATGATGATTGAATTGTCTCAATGAGATTCTCCGATGCCAACTCATACGATCCATCGTCTGTGTCCACGATGAGCATTCTGTTATTGTGCAAATCTGTTTCCAACACGATCATCATTTCGTTCACCGCTTCGACAATTGTTGAACCTTGATTCTTGGCGATTTGCTTTGCGACCTGAAGCACGGTTTTCTTTACTTTTGACATTGCGTTTTCTTTCTGCCTTTCGGCGGGTGTCCAAATTTCTGCGGAGTGCAGATGTGAGAAGTCTACAAGGTAATCGGCTGTATGCAAGAGTATTCTTTGGTATTTATCAAGATTTATCGAAAATGCCTATTTTTATAGATATTATTTTTTGCTATTGACATCGATTTTGGGGTGATTAAAGTGATTGAATGACCGTAATTGGAATGAATGAGAATGGATATCGAATCGGAATGTCTCACCAGAATTGCACTATTTCACAGGAAATCGTGGACAAAATGAGAGATATGCACGAAGATGAAATGGTTGGATATCGCCGACTTTCTGCGATATTTGGTATCAGAAGGTCAACTGTTCAGAAGATTTGTAAATACTACATTCGAGCGCAAACACCGTGTAAATGGAGGAGAATCAATGGCTAGAGTGACAAGACCGTCAAAGGAAAATGCACCAAAAAGTGCAGGAAGACCGACAAAATACAATGCGAAAATTGCCGATGAGATTTGCGAAAGATTGGCACTTGGGCAGTCTTTACGAGAGATTTGCAGAGATCCAAAGATGGTCGGAATGGCGACTGTGATTAGATGGATAAGAGAAGATCGTGAAGGTTTTGACCTCAAGTACACGCAGGCGAGGGCATTGCAAGCGCATACTTGGGTGGATCAAATGAAGGATTTAGCGACATCATTGCCTGAAAAAAATCCGTTGACTGGATCGTATGACAGCGCAAGCGTGAACCATATTCGCAACCAAGTGATGACCTTGCAATGGTTGGCAATGAAATTAAATTCCAAGCGATACGGCGATCAGGCTCGACTGTCTCACGATGTCGCAGGTGGTCTAAATCTGCGCGTAATCACAGGCGTTCCTGATGCAAGCGACGAAGCAAACTGATATTGAAATAAAGTATTCGCCTCGACCTTGGCAGAAGAAATGCCATAAAAAGTTGAAGCGATTTACTGTGCTGGCACTTCATCGCCGTGCAGGAAAAACAGAATTGGCGTTGATGCAACTCATCAACTCCGCATTGAAATTTGACAAGGATCAAGGCTTCTTTTGTTATGTTGCACCGTTCTTGTCGCAGAGCAAATCGATTGCCTGGGCGAGGCTGAAATTAAAATTAGAACCTCTTCGATTGCTCGATGCGATCATCATCAATGAATCCGAATTGTCAATCAAATTCAAGCACAATTTGAGCATGATTCGACTGTTCGGCGCAGACAATCCCAACGCAATGCGAGGCTTGCGGATTGACGGCGTTGTCATCGATGAGGTGGCACAATGCAAGCCTGAAATTTGGAGCGATGTGCTTCAACCTGCGACATCGGATCGTCACGGCTGGGCAGTCTTTATTGGAACGCCCAACGGTGTGAATTTGTTCAGCGAACTATTCCAAAAATCGTTGACGCTGGACGATTGGTACGGCGCAAAATATACAGTTTATGACACGAATTCACTCGACTCCAAAGAAGTGGATCGATTGAAAAGGGATATGTCCGAGGTCGCATTTGCCCGTGAATATCTGTGCGACTTCGACGCATCCGCTGAAGATCAATTGATCTCATTGAGCGATGCGATCACGGCATCAAGGCGTGAATATGTGGACAAAGATATTGAGTCTGCTCCTCGAATTCTTGGCGTTGATCCTGCACGATTCGGCGATGACAGGTCAGTCATCTGCAAGCGTCAAGGCTTGGTGTGCTTCGAGCCTCTCATCTATCGGGGCATCGACAATATGGACTTGGCGGGTCGAGTCGCAAGCGTCATCGAGGCTTGGCAACCCGATGCTGTGTTCGTGGACGCAGGGGCAGGGAGCGGAGTGATCGACCGACTGCGCCAACTCGACTATGACCCCATCGAAGTCCCGTTCGGCGGGAAGGCGGTGATGGACAAACAATTTGCGAATCGGCGCATGGAAATGTGGTGGCTCATGCGTGAATGGATCGAAGGGGGGGGTGCCATCCCCGATTGCGCGAACTTGAAGCAGGAACTCGCCACACCTATTTTTTGGTATGACGCGAGTGGGAGAAAAGTTTTGGAATCAAAGGATGACATTAAGAAGCGTTTGCAAGGCGGTGGAAGCCCTGACATCGCAGATGCTTTGTGCCTGACCTTTGCGTACCCAGTTTCGAAGCGTGTGCCATATGACATTGCGACTCGTTTGAGGAAGAGGATTCATCACGAGTACGACCCATACGCTCCTGAGTTTCAGAAATGATTGTGAAGAGGTACCCGTAACTCTTGTGTTAAGAATAATTTTCAACATTGGAAACATGTATGACTGAAGTCAGGCGCATTACTTTTTCTGAAATATCGACTGATGAATTTGATCAGATTGTTGATATGGCAAAAAGGTTTCTTGCGTTTGCCCCTCACGGTTCTTTGATTAAAAACACGACAGAAGACATTGTAAATACTGTGAAATTGGTGTTGGAATCTGGCGTTATTTTTGTTATTGATGTTGGAGGCAAAGCGGTTGGAATCTTGGCTGCGATGATGACAACTGTTTGGTATTCGCCTTCAACAAAATTGGCTGCTGAGATGATGTGGTGGGTAAATGAAGAGAATCGAGGCACAATTGCTTCGATTAAGTTGATCAAGGCTTACGAGAATTGGGCAAGAGAGAATGGCGCAGATTTAATTGCGATGTGCGATTTGGTGATTGAAGGACAGGAGCCAGTTGGTACGACATTGAACAGGCTTGGTTACGAAATGAGTGAACGAACATACATTAAAGGAGCGAAGTAATGCCATTATTTACAAGTATTGGACTTGCTGTTGGTGCATCTGCCGCTACTGCTGCTGCTACTGGTGCGGCAGTTGTTGGAGCCGCTGCTGCTGCCGCAGGTGCTGGCTACACAATTGCTGCTGGCGAAGATGCCAAGCGTAAGCAAGCGGATTCTTTGGCGCGACAACAGAAGGCGCAGACTCAAGCGGTCAATGCGGCTCAGGGTCAGCGCAAGCAAAGCGAGATGGCGATGAATAGGGCAAACCAGCAACAACCGAATATTGCAGGGATTATGGAATCTGCCTCGGCTGCATCAAGTGGTGGTGCAAATGGAACTATGTTGACTGGTCCGACTGGTGTTGATCCAAACGCTCTTGCACTTGGCAAGTCATCTTTACTTGGAAGTTAATGCAGTATTCACCCGACAATCAGTCTTACAAGGGCGCACCAAAGCGGGAGCAATTGCTTACCCGTCTTGGTCATTTGAAGTCTGAACGGGCAAGTTGGATTGCACATTGGCAGGAAATTACTTCTTACATTTTGCCTCGCAACGGTCGATATTTTCAGCAGGACAGGAACCGTGGGTATCGCCGTCACAACAACATTTACGACAATACTGGTACTCGCGCCTTGCGAACTCTTGGCGCTGGCATGATGGCTGGTGCGACTTCTCCTGCCCGTCAGTGGTTTCGTCTAGGGACTGGGGATCCTGATTTGAATGCATATTCTCCAGTCAAGTTGTGGCTGGACACGGTGACGAAGAGGATGCAGTCTGTTTTTCAGCAGTCGAACACATATAGGTCTCTGCATCAGATGTATGAGGAACTGGGAGCGTTTGGAACGGCTGTCAGTATTGTGTTGCCAGACTTTAAGAATGTGATTCATCATTACCCTGTGACTGTCGGCGAGTACTGCATTGCGTCTGACTATCAGGGAATGGTTTGCACTTTGTACCGAGAGTTTGACAAGACGGTTGCCGAACTCGTCAAGGAGTTTGGTTACAAGAATTGTTCTCATTCTGTCAGGAATCTGTATGACCGAGGCAGTTTGGATCAGTGGATACCGATTATTCATGCAATTGAGCCTCGTGAGGACAGGGATTCGTCGAAGAAGGATGCGAAGAACATGCCCTTTCGCAGTTGTTACTTTGAGGTTGGTGGAGATGACGGGAAATTTTTGCGAGAGGGTGGATACAAGCACTTTCCAGTGATGTGTCCGCGCTGGAGCGTTGTCGGTGGCGACATTTACGGCAATTCCCCTGGTATGGAGGCTCTTGGCGACATCAAACAGTTGCAGCATGAGCAGTTGCGTAAGGCTCAGGTCATTGATTACCAGACAAAGCCACCTCTTCAGGTGCCGAACTCGATGAAGAACCGAGATGTTGAGAGTTTGCCTGGCGGTATTACATTTGTTGACGGTGGCAGCCAGGGTATTAAGACGGCGTTCGAGGTGAATTTGAATTTGCAGCACCTTCTCGGCGACATTCAAGATGTTCGTGAGCGTGTTCGTGGGTCTTTTTATGCTGACTTGTTCATGATGTTGGCAAATGCGACTGATACGCGTATGACTGCGACAGAGGTTGCTGAACGGCACGAAGAGAAGTTGTTGATGCTTGGTCCTGTGATCGAGCGCCTCCACAACGAGTTACTTGACCCACTTATCGACATTACTTTTCAGCACATGATTCAGGCTGGCATTGTTCCGCCAGCGCCACCAGAGTTGCAGGGCATGGAGTTGGAAGTTGAGTTTGTTTCGATGTTGGCACAGGCTCAACGGGCGATTGGGACAAATAGCGTTGATCGGTTCGTTGGCAATCTTGGCGCAATTGCCCAAATGAAGCCTGATGTGCTAGACAAGTTTGATTCTGACAAGTGGGCAGACTCATATTCCGACATGCTTGGCGTTGATCCGAATTTGATTGTGGCTGGCAAGCAGGTTGCAATGATTCGAGACGCTCGAAACAAGGCAATGGCTGCGAAGGAGCAGTCTGCGATGATGGAACAACAGTCGGCAACTGCAAAGAATTTGGCACAGTCGCCAACAGGAAGCGGTCAACAGAACGCTTTGATGGATGTCATGAACCAATTTAGTGGATATGGATCACCTTCACCAAGTCAAGTTTAAGGAGTAAACAATGGCAATCCCAGCATCATTATCAATTGCATCTTCGCCGAACAGTTTTGAATATGCAGCCGCAATCGTTGTGGCGACTCCGTTTCCAGTTTGCCGCGCAATCTATGTCGGAACTGGCGGGACAAGCATGACAGTCACTATGGCAAATGGAGACTCTGTCGTCTTTTCAAATCCTGTCAGCGGATCAACTATTTTTCTTCGCGCTACAAATGTAAGCGCTGCTACTGTTGTCGCAAATCTTGTCGCTCTCTATTAAAAATAAAGGAACAATTCAATGGGACTCAAACAAAAAAATAACACTCCATTTCTTTATGACGAAAACAACAACCTTGTTGGCGTAAAAAATGAAAATGGTACAGATCAACGATTATTTTCAAAGATTTACAATTCTGGAACTGCTGTGAGTGCTGTTTCTGGTGCCGCTACATTTGTAACGCTTACGGCTGCCGCTGGCGCAAGTTCCACGCTTACCCGTATTAGTAGCGCTGGAATTCATAGTCTTACATCAGCATCAGATGGTCTTGGTGTTTATGTGTCTTGGGATGGAACTGGAAGCGGAGTGAATGGCATCTACGCAATGACATATGTAAGCACAACTGCAATCGACATTGCATCTAAGTTCCTTGCAAATGTTGTCACGATTGGTATTCAGTCTCCTGGTGTGTTTACATGTGCAAGTCACGGTTTTTCATTGAATGATGGAATTCGTTTGACGACGACTGGAACTCTTCCTACTGGTCTTGCTACAGGAACAACTTACTATGTAAACAATGTGTTGAATACAAGCACATTTACGGTTTCTGCAACTGTTGGTGGAGCAGGAGTCAATGTCACGGCAGCAGGATCTGGTACTCACACAGCGACAAGTTATTACGGCGTTCCAACCGTGGGACTTATTACAACAAATATTCCCGTTGCGTCTTTTACAGTTGGAGCAGGAGAAATCACAAGGACTGGTTACATGAACCTTTCTATGATTTTTACTCTTGTGTCAAATGCAAACAACAAGGCAATTACTGTGCAGTATGGTGGTGTTGACTGGGTCAATACAGGAACACTTACAGCATCAATGTTGTCTGCATATATCAGCAAAATTGCATATGCGCGTACACCGACAACGCTTGTTGGTCCACCAGTTACATCTCTTGGTCACGGCGTATTGAATGCGGCAAATGTCGTTATTACAAAAGATTATTCGGCTGCACAAACACTTATCATTTATGTCAAATCTGGAACAGTTAATGAAGCAATTACCCTTGAGGGGTATGTGCTTGAGGTGAACTAAGCGGTACCCGTGCTTTACAGACAATGATTAGATTTTAAAAGTGAGTAACTACGATCCGCTAGACATTCGAGGTCAAGAGCAAACGAAGGAAAATAAAGACCTTCGAGAAAAACTAAATAGGCAGAATGAAGAATCAGATCTGAAATGGCTGATGAGTAACAAGAAAGGTCGAAGGATCGTATGGAGGATGTTGGATCAGGCAGGAGTTTTTAGGCTTAGTTTCAGTCAAAATTCAATGCAGATGGCATTTAACGAAGGAAACAGAAACAGCGGACTAAGAACGATTTCGATGATTCATCAGACTTGCTCAGATTTGTATCAGGTAATGCTAAAGGAACAAAATGACACAAACAGAATCATTGATGACAACACCAGCACCAACCAATAACGCTGCTGTTGCATCGACTGAATCTCCTACAGGAGATGTATCAAATGCGGTTGTGACTCAAGACCAGCAAGTTGCAAATGCAACTGAGACTGGCAATACAGAAGGCGACAGTAAGGATGCTCCAAAGACCGAAGCGGTTGGCGCACCAGAAAAGTATGAATTCAAAGCCCCAGAAGGCAAGAATTTTGACAACGAAGTCATTTCGACATATTCGGATGTTGCCCGTGAATTGAACTTGAGTCAGGCTTCCGCGCAGAAGATGTTAGACACACTTGGTCCAAAACTCGCTGAAAGGCAGATGGCTCAGATTGATTCCATTCGACAAGGATGGGTTGATTCGTCACGAATTGATAAGGAATTCGGCGGAGAGTCACTCGACAAAAACATGTCGGTTGCTAAGAAGGCGTTGGACACATTTGGGACACCTGAACTGCGAACGGTATTAAATCAATCTGGTCTAGGGAATCATCCTGAAATCATCAGGTTTTTCTTTCGAGCAGGAAAATCAATTAGTGAAGATGGTTATGTCGGTCCGTCAAGTGGCTCAGGTTCAAAGGGACAACCACAAGACTTTGCATCACAAGCGTCAATGCTTTATTCAAATCAAAAATCTTAATTTTAAGGAAACTTTTTTATGGCAACACTTACAACAACAAATTTAACTCTCGCTGACTGGGCGAAACGAACTGATCCAAACGGATCTGTTCCAGTCGTGGCTGAACTCCTCTCGCAAACAAATGAAATTCTTCAGGACGCAGTTTTTAAGGAAGGCAATTTGCCGACTGGCGAACGCGTTGTAATCCGAACAGGATTGCCAACCGTGTACTGGAGAGCATTGAATCAAGGTATTCCAAGTAGCAAGTCAACGACTGCACAAGTTGACGAAGCATGTGGAATGCTTGAAGCCCGTTCAGAAGTGGACAAGGATCTTGCAATGCTCAATGGCAACACGGCTCAGTTCCGTTTGTCCGAAGACACTGCATTCTTGGAAGCAATGAACCAAACACAGGCAACGACAATGTTCTATGGCAACCCAGCCACAGAACCAAAGTCCTTCCTTGGATTGGCTGGTCGATACTCAGCCCTTGGAACTGGCGGAAGCGGTAATTCGCAAAATGTTTATTCTGCTGGCGGTTCTGGCTCTGACAACACTTCGGTGTTTTTGGTTTGCTGGGGCGACAATACCGTGTATTGCCCATTCCCAAAGGGTTCTAAGGCTGGCTTAATTCACGAAGATCTTGGCGAACAAACTGTGTTTAACAGTGACAATCGCATGCAAGCGTATGCAACTCGTTACCAATGGAAGAACGGTCTCGTTGTCAAGGACTGGCGCTATGTTGTTCGTATTTGCAACATCGATGTGTCTGATTTGCTTACGCAATCAACTACGCAGACTCAGGCTGCTAGCACAAACATCATTAAGTTGATGGCAAGAGCAATGTATCGCATTCCAAACATGTCAATGGGTCGATGTGCGTTTTACATGAACCGAACAGTTCATTCTGGTATGGCTTTGGCTGCTATGGACAGAAGCCAATATGTGTTGAAAATCAACGAAGGTCTCACTCAGTTTGGTCAACCACACAGTTGGTTGTCATTCTTGGGAGTTCCACTTCGCAAGGTTGATGCCTTGCTCAACACAGAAGCCGTTGTCACCGCATAATTCAAATTTTACAAAAGGAAAAAACATAAAATGATTACTGATAATTATCTACGACTCTCTGGTTCACTTACGGCTGGTTCTGCAACTGGTCAAGCCGTCACTACTACAGCAAATTCAACCAATGTTGTCGATCTTTCGCTTGCGCGAGATGTTGGCGAAGGCGAAGAATTGTATGTGCAATTTACCGTTGGAACTGCATTTACCGCAGCAGGTTCGGCTACTTTGACTCCAACAGTTGTTATTTCTGCTGCTGATACTCTTACAACGCCAACCACAATTGGTACTGCTGGAACTATTGCGGTTGCAACTCTTGTTGCTGGTTACACATTTGCAGTTCGTTTGAATCCACAAATTGCTTCGCTTGGCTTGCGTTACTTGGGAGCAATTTATACTGTTGCCACTGGACCAATGACTGCTGGAACAATGACAGCAGACATTGTTACTGACATTCAAGACGGCAAGAAGTATTATGCATCTGGTATCCCGACACTTTCAAACACTTAATTTAAAGGATTATTTATGGCAAGAGTAAAAGCAAAAGTCGTATGTTTCATTGACAACTCAATCAGAAATGAGGGAGATGTCTTTGAATACAACGGTCCAAAAAACACGAATGTCGAAATTATCGACGGGACTGAATTTGAAAAGACCGAAGTTAAAGTGGATGACACTCAAGTTGCAAAACAAAAGTGGACTCCAAAAAACAAGACTGTTGCTTCTCAGGCTGACTAATCTCGTTTGTAAAGATTCATACGAGCCAGGGGAGTCGATGAGAAATCACGGCTCCTCTCGTTTTCATAAGGAGGTTCAATGGCTAGTGTTGTAGATATTTGTAACCTTGCGTTGGCTCATATTGGTGACGATGCAACGGTTTCGAGCATTGATCCTCCTGAAGGTTCTGCACAAGCCGAACACTGCAAGCGTTTCTATGCAATTGCAAGAGACACAATGCTCCAAATGCACAATTGGAACTTTGCTTCAAAGCGCATCTTGTTGGCTCAAGTTACAAACCCAATAACTGAATGGCTGTATGCATACGCTGCCCCTTCGGATATGTCTGTTGCCGTTTCAATTCTTGCTTCAGATGCTGGTGATGATTACTCTGCTCGTTTCGTTCCCACCGACACACCATTTTTCCCGCCAGTTGTTGCGGCTGGGCAGTACACACCTCAACCATATTCAATTGAAGTTGACACTATTGGCAACAAAGTCATTTACACGAATCAAGAAAGTGCTGTGCTTCGGTATCAGGCTTTAATTACAGATCCAACAAAGTTTGATGCGTTGTTTGTTCTGTCGTTGAGTTGGCATCTCGCAAGCATGCTTGCAGGTCCAGTCATCAAAGGAGATGCAGGATCTGCGGAAGCAAAGCGCTGCATTCAGATGATGGCTGGATACTTGCAAGCAGCAAAGCAGTCGGATTCAAATCAAAGGAACATCAGGGTCGAACATGTTGTTTCGTGGACAAGCGGACGCTAATGCCAACAACCAGAACATTTAATCGATCATTTGCTGGCGGCGAATTGTCGCCCGAAATGTTTGGTCGTATTGATGATCAAAAGTTTCAGACTGGTGCTGCAAAGATGCGGAATTTTATTGCGTTGCCGCAAGGTCCTGCCGTAAACCGACCAGGGACAAAGTTTGTACGCGCAGTCAAAGACAGCACCAAGAAGACTCGACTCATTCCATTTACATACAGCACCACACAAACAATGGTTCTTGAGTTTGGCGAGGGCTACATTCGATTCCACACGCAGGGCGAAACACTGCTTGTAGGAACTCCAAGCGCATTCAGCGCAACAAAGACAATTACGGCTGTTGATATTGCTACAGAAACCGTGACAAGCAACGCGCACGGTTATGCAAACGCAACGCCAATTCAAATTGCAGCCACCACAACAATTCCAGTGGGCTTGTTGGCTCTTACAACATATTATGTTGTTGGGGCAACCGCAAACACATTCCAATTCTCTTTGACTGTTGGTGGAGCGGCAATTGACATTACAAGTGTTGGTGCTGGAACAATTACCACAAATCAAGTTTATTCTTTGGGTGATCTTGTAAGTTACGGCGGTTCAAATTATTACTGCATTCTTACATCGACAAACAACTTGCCGACCAATGTCACATATTGGTTCTTGATTTCAAGTCCTGCCTACGAAATTCCAAGTCCATACTTGGAAGCGGATTTGTTTGACATTCACCATGTTCAATCGGTAGATGTGTTGACATTGGTTCATCCGAATTATCCGCCACGCGAACTAAGAAGACTTGGACCAATTCAGTGGACTTTGGTCAGCATTCCATTTACTCCAGCCGTATCAAGTCCAACTGGTGTCGCAGTTGCAGCATCCTTTGGTGAAAGATTTGACATTGTTTCTATTTCACAAGCAAGCCCAGGGTCAATTGCGTGTTCTTCTCAACATCAATTTGTCAAGGGTGATTCGGTGTATATCAGTAATGTTGGTGGAATGACCCAATTAACAACAGGATTTTATGTTGTAAATACTGAAGGAGCCGCCGCATTAACGGTAAAGGATTACACGACTGGCATACCTGTAGACACAACTTTATATGGTGCATATACAAGTGGCGGCAAAATTGAATATGGAACAAAGATATTTGACATATTAAATTATTATGTTGTCACTGCTATTGCGGCAAATGGGGTTGATGAGAGTCTTGCATCCTCAAGCGTAAGCGTGACAAACAATTTGTATGTTAATGGCGCGTTTAACACAATTACTTGGTCTGCGGTTACTGGTGCTATTCGATACAACATTTACAAGATTCAATCTGGATTGTACGGATACATTGGTCAAACTCAGGCTTTGTCATTTACAGACAACAACATTGCGCCTGACATGGGAATCACAACTCCAATTGTTGAAACGGTTTTTAATAGTGTCAACAATTATCCTGGAGCCGTTTCGTACTTTGAACAACGCAGAGTGTTTGCAGGAACAACCTACGCTCCACAGCAATTGTGGATGACACGGTCAGGGACTGAAAGTGACATGTCGTACCACTTGCCCGTAAAGGATGACGACAGAATTTCGTTTAAGGTTGCAGCGCGTGAAGCCAATACCATTCGACACATTATTCCGCTGCAACAGTTGATGTTGCTGACCAGCGCAGCCGAGTGGCGTGTGTCGCCCGTGAACAGCGATGCAATTACGCCAACTACAATTTCAGTTCGACCTCAGTCTTACATTGGCGCAAACAATGTACAGCCATCAATTATCAATAACAGCATGGTCTATTGCGCGGCGCGTGGCGGTCATGTGCGAGAGTTGGGGTACTCATGGCAGTCCAACGGGTACATCACGGGAGATCTTTCACTTCGAGCAGCGCACCTGTTTGACAATTACGAGATTTCTGACATGTGCTACAGCAAGTCTCCGCATCCAATAATTTGGTTTATTTCATCAACTGGATATTTGTTGGGATTGACCTATGTTCCAGAGCAACAGATTGCTGCTTGGCATTGGCATGACACGGACGGCACATTTGAAAGTTGTGCCAATGTTGCCGAAGGAGCAGAAGACCATGTGTATGTTGTTGTGAAGCGAACAGTCAATGGCAACTCAGTTCGCTATGTTGAGCGAATGTCATCAAATGCATTTGATTCTCTCGATGATTGTTTCTTCGTGGATTCTGGGTTGACATATGACGGGAACAACACGACTGCAACAACTGTGACCGTGTCAGGTGGAACTCTTTGGGGACCAACCGAATTACTGACAATAACAGCATCAACTCCGATCTTTGCGTATCCAGCGCTGACAGATATTGGGGATGCGTTTGTATTTACGGCAACTGACGGAACACAATACAGACTGACAATTGAAGGATGCTCATCAACGACCGTGGTTCAGGCTCGATCTGACAAGGTTCTAGCGGTGGCGTTCCGCAATGTGCCTATCTCAAATGGCGCATTTGCAAGAAATTCTGTTGTAGGTCTTTCACATTTGGAAGGCAAGACCGTTTCTATATTGGCTGACGGAGCCGTCATGCCAAGCAAAGTTGTCGTTGGCGGATCAGTTTCAATTGATCGAGCGGCAGTCAAAATACATGTTGGCTTGCAATACTTCAGCGACTTGCAGACCCTGCCGCTGGCAATAAACATTGAAGCATTTGGTCAGGGTCGAGTTAAGAACATTAATCAGGCTTGGGTTCGAGTGTTTCAATCAAGCGGTCTGTTTGTTGGACCTACCGCTGACAAGTTGACCGAAGCCAAGATGAGAACGAACGAACCATATGGGTCACCGCCATCGTTGCGTTCCGACGAGATCAATGTCAACATCACACCGACATGGGCGCAAGGCGGTCAAATCTACATTCGTCAGGCTGATCCACTTCCATTGACAATTGTCGGAGTAACCATTGAAGCGGTGGTAGGAGCATAAACATGTACACAGATCCTTACGCCACATCTACAAGTTGGAATCCCAATTACCAAGGTCCACCAAGCGGATTAGTGCAGTTCGACCAAAGTGGCGCACAAATGGGTGGCGGTGGTATGGATGCCGCTGGAGCGTTTCAAATGGCTGGCGGAATCATGGCGATCTTTGGCGCGGCAAACAGCGCCATTGGGACTTTCTACCAAGCCCAAAGCGCACAGAACCAACTAAAGGTTCAGGCTCAGAACGAACGGTTCCAATCGCAGATGTCTGCCATCAACGCTCAGAGCGCCGAGTTTAGCGCCCAGCAGAGCCTCTTGGCTGGCGAAAAGCAGATTGGGCAGTACACAATGAGGGCTGGTCAACAGAAGTCGTCAGCGGTCGCCTCAATGGCTGCAAGAGGCATCCAAGGTGGGGTTGGATC